ATCGGCTTGCGCTCGTAGCCATTGACGACAACAACAGTGCCATCAGCTTCACGTTCAATTTGGTCCGCCTTCAGCAGGTCCGCCTTGAATACGATGCTTGGATCATGCACAACATCAGCCAATGCTGTGTTCGCAGGTGCAATCAGCTCAAGCTCGCGGACTCGTGCTTCAAGCTCAGCAATCCGCTTGTCCTTGGCTTCAGCAGCTTCGCGAAACTGCTGCTCAAGGGCCTGACGCGCCTCTGTGTACTTGCCTTCTGATTCAAGTTTGTTCTGCTCAACGTTGCGCTTGAACTCAAGCAACTCTTGGACATCAACGCCGTCTGGAACAGTTTTGGCTTCTTTGAGCTTGCCAATCAACTCATAGTTCTTTTTTTCCAACGCTTGGATGCTGTTCTTCAGTGCATCAAGCTCTGGATTGTTTGGAGCTGCGGGAGACGTAATCTCCTGATTCTGCTCTTCAGACATGAATAACCCGTAAGGTTGTTTTCAGCTCCACTTTACTTTGTTCGCCCAATATGCGGCAGATGTCTTGCCTTTGGCGATATTTTTTGAATGACGAGCTTTAAACGAAGCTCTTTTTGCTTTGTCTTTTGAGCTTTCACCTTTGCGAGGTGGCTTTGTCTTGGCGCCTTGAGCACCAAATCTAATCAAACGATCCTTGCCACCAACCTTGACGACAACAGCGTGTGACTTGCCGCTTGAGTGGTTTGGCGTGCGTATCGGTTTGTCGTAGCCCTGGAATGTGTGGCCACCGCGCTTGATGGTCATTTTTTCTTCTTGCGCTTGGCCAACAGGTCAGCGTCAGCTTTGCGCGCACCGCCTTTGCCAGAAACAAAGCTGTTCACCCTGCCCATGGCCCAAGCCGCCATGGACACATTGCGAGAGCCGCTGGACAGGTATGCGCCTTGCCCACGACGGTAAACAGCAGCAAGTTGCCCGTAGGTGAAACGGGTGCCTTCAGCCTTTTTTCTTAGCGCCGCCTTTACGGCGTCGCTTAGTGGTTTTGCTTTTGGTTTTGCCACCTTGCTCAGTCCTGGATTTGGAAACAGCTGCTATGTCAATGTTTTTGCCAGCCTTGTACAGGGCAGCAGTGCGCTTGATTTCCCTGGCCTTGGCCGCCTTGTTCTTGGCACCAGAAAGATAAGCCTTAGGCAGGCCGGTCTTCTTGTCCTTGGGTGGGCGACGCTTGGCTGCCATTACTTTTTCTTGGTGCCCTTCTTCTTCTTCTTTTTGGGCTTACCCATTCCGTAATGTCCTGGCATCAGTCAACCTCCGTAGGTGCTTCCTTTTTAGCGGACTTTTTCTTGGTCGTCGCCTTGGCCTTGTTTTCAGAGCCCCCCGACTTGAATTGGTACTTACTTGGAAGCGGAGCCATAGCCGCGAGAACGTAACTCATCCAAGGTTAACTCTGTTCCATCCTTGGCTACAAACTTGCGGATAGCGTCAGATGCGCCGTATTTGTCGACCAATCCATCCCACATGGCAAGACGACCAGGGCCAAGGGCATCACGTTTCACAGCATCACTTTGGCCGTCAAGCCATTCGCCGTAATCGTCACGCGCTTGCCCAAACTCTTTTTCTAGCCCGATTGGGATATTGATGTTCCGCGAACGACAGTTGAAATGTTGCGGCGGATAAGGCCCTTGCTCGTGCTTAAACGTCTTGCCGTCTAATGCACGGCAAATTGCTGTCGTCTTGCTGTCAAGGGTGGCTGTATACCTATACCTAGCCGTGGCATCAGGGTTTTCTGCAGCAAAAATTCGTTCAGCAGCATTTGCCACCTCATTGACGCTTGTGCGCACGATTGCCCTGATTTGATTGTTGGGAATGCTGGTGGCTTGGCCACCTGCTGCGATCACCGTGTCAATTGAGCCGCGTTGCTCTTTGGTCAACCGACCCTTGAGCCTGCGAACAATGCTGGGGACAGACTGGCCTTCAATCAGGCCTGTTCGGATTGCTTGGCTGAAAAGCTCTGCCTGCCTTTCTGACATGTTGCTGAACGCTTGGGCAATCACCTGCCCATTAGGGAGTGTCATTTCTTGGCCGACGGTCAACTGAAACGCAACGGTGTTTCTGGCAATCCGCGTCAAGTTGTCACTGAGGTTGACCACGCCAGCCACTGTCGGCTGACTTGTGACAACCGCCTGAGCAAAAGCTGGGCTGATTTCAACAGTGCCCACAGTCGCCGCAGCACCAGCAGGTAAAGCCTTTTGCAGTTGCTCAGCTGCAAACTCAGATTGCAGCACCGCCAAGCCCTGCAACTCCTCGGTCATGGTGGCAATGCTTTCGTCAGACCAAGTGCGAAGTGAATCATTCAGTTGCGCGAGAATGGCCCTAAGCCGTGCAGCCTTGACAGGCGATGCAAGCTCATCAATCCCACGAAGCTGATCAACAGCGTCCAGCACAACGTCGTTATATGCACGGATCAACCGGCGACTGACACTGTTGCTATAGCGGTTTAGGTCAATCGCGTTTCTGAAGACATCGCGCAGCTCGCTCATGACTCATAGATACCAAGGTATTGGGGGTCATCAATGCAAGCCACGGACACATCACAGCCAGCGCGCAGTGCATTGCCAACAAAGCCAGAAAACTCAGCAATCACATCCTGCTCATACAAGCCAATAGCCGTTTCTGACACGCCGCAGATCTTGCCTTGCAGGTACCAAGTGACCCTGATGACCGCATAGGTCTGCTCCGTCAGCTCTTGCTTTGAGAAGAACAAAAGCCGGTTGATGGGATCCTCCTTTTTACGTTTCCGCAGATTATCCAGCCAGCTCATCGTCAGCCTCAGGCTCTGCTTCTGGCATTGTGGCCTCTTCTGCCGCAGGTGGCTTCTGTTCCGGCCGCTGCATATCAAGCAAGCCGCCGTTTTGCGTTGCTTCAACTTCCTCCTCAACATCAAACTCATCACCCAACACCTCACCAGCAGAAAGCTGATTAAGCAGTGTTTCCTGGGTGATGGTGCCTGCGGTGTAAAGCTGCAGCAGTGACTGGATTTCCTGTGGCTCAAGCCTTGTGGCCAAGAAGTCGCGGTTGATGAAGCTGCTGCCAGCCTGCGCCTGTTGCATGTACTGCGCGTGGAATGACAGGCAGTTATCAATCAGGTCTTGCATCTGCTGGGCGATAACCATCATGGTGCTGTCGCCTTGGCTGCGATCAATACGTTTGGCCTCTGCAGTTTCTGCGCTTAGCTTTTGGCCCAACACGGCAGCCAAGCCCAACTCATTGATCTGCGCAGCAATTTGGTCAAGCCTGCGGAACTGCGCGTCATAGCTGTTCCCACCAGGCTCGATGTATTCAGCCCGTGCAGACTCAGGCAGCGCCATAGCTTCGCCTGGGCCTGCACTGATTTCTTCAGCAGACTGTGGAAAACCATAGATAGCCAGCATCGGCACAGCTGAGATGTGCAGCTGGTTGTCAAGGTCCGACTGGACTTGGAATGCCTTGAGGTTCAACTCAGCAATGTCTGCCAGCGGTGGACGTGACTCAAGGACACCAACACGGTTGGAATAGGCAACAGCAAAAGGGATTTCACTCAGGCTGGTGTTGCCTTCATCAACAAGGACAAAGTCGCCTTTCTTGTCCTTTTGGTGGATCTCAAAAGCACCAGGCGTCAGTACACGCACTTGTTGCACCTGCTTTTCACCGTACAAACCATCAGGCACGGTGATCTCCTCCATCAACCGCAGCTGCGTCAGAAGTTGCTTCCCTTCTTTGATTTCAGACCGCCAACCGAGGATGTCCCTGGGGGTGTATTGCGTCCAATATGGCCGCCCGTTGTCACCTGCCTTGGGTGCATCAACTAAGACGCCAACATGCCCATAACGAATGCACTTGCGAGCAGTTTCATAGGTCCATACGTTCAGGTCATTGCCTTGCAGGTCAACGTCAAACAGCTGCTCGGTAACCACATCAGCAACATCCTCAAGGCGCACAGGCTTGCGGGTCAACATGCCCGCCAGCATGCGCTCAAGCCTCACGTAGTAGGGCGCAAGAGTTGAACGAAGAAGCCTGTTGTCATAAGCCTCATCCAGTTCTCTTGGCTCTTGTGGCAGATATTTTCTGTGCTTTTTTCTGATGCCGTAAGTGCCTTGCAGCAGGGCTTCAATCAACAACCAATGGGGTTCCATGTTGACGTAAGCCGTGTTCGGGCTTTCCACCGTCGTGACGTTGCCAACACGTTGGCGCCCTGAAAAGCCTGAATACACAGCTAAAGCCCGCCCATCCCGATCAGTTTAGTAAAGCCTGATGCCAGTACCACGTCCAGCATTTTTGTGCAGGGGGTTGAACTCACGCCACACCAAATAACCCAAGGCGTCATTCATGTGGTCATAGCCAGCGTCTTTGTCTGGCTCGCCACGTTCTGTATATGACTGCAGTTCAAGGCACTCAATGGTCCTCTTGCAGTGCTTTGCTACCTGCAACCTGATTTCACCTTTGCCGTTCTCCAAAACAGCTTGTACAGAAGCCACCCGATCACGGACGGCAGGATTTGACTTGGGCGACTGGTTGCTGAAACCGTAGGACTCCAAGATTTGTATGTCTGTACGGCTGGCATTCGTAGATCGTGAACCGCCTGATGCGTCAGGGTAGACATAGATTCTGCGGTCGGGAAAACGCGCTCGTATTTCTTGAGCCAAGGCGTCGGTGTCATGGGCACCGCTGACCTCATCGATCAGCAATAGTTGTTTCCCAAGACGAACGGCAATCACAGCTGACATTTGTCCAACGTTGAAGTCCACGCCGATGCGTAAGGGTTCTTCGTCGGTGTTGGGCATATCGCTGACTACATGCTTGGCCCGGCTGAAACGGTCATAGACCTGGCCGGTTGTGAGGTTGCAGAACTGACCTTCCAGGTACGCCTGGAGGAGTGATGGGTCGTAGTTGGCCTGCAGCCGTTCAATAAAGTCTTGGGGCAGATATGGATTGTCTGCCGAGCGCATCCTAATCAGCTTTCTGTCTTCACGCTTCTGGGCTTCTTCGGAACCAAAGGTTGACCACATCCAACGAAACCCCTCAGGCGTTGACGCGGCGCCAAACTGCCGGACGTTGCCAGACCTCAAGCGGCCAAGGATTTTTGGGAATGCCTTGGATGCAATTGACGGCGTGACCGTGTCAATCTCGTCAGCCAACACCCAAGCAAGGTTCAAGCCAATGATCCTTGACCAGTTCTCAAAGCTGCGGCAAAGGATCTTTGTGTCACCACCCGGCAGGTGCAGCACATATTCAGGCAGTGGAGACGCCCGGAAGGTATATGGGATCTCATAGCCCTCCAAGAAGGTCTCAAAGTCGTTCTGCCAAATGTCCCTGACCAACGGACCAGTCGGCTCCATGACACAGCCAATGAAGCCCTGATTAGCCAAGGCAAGGATTACGCTCTTGGCAGCTAATGCCCTTGTCTTGCCTGCGCCATAGCCGGCAGACAGGCCAATGATCTGTGTGGTCTGATCTTCCACAAAGGCAAGCTGACCGGGGTGCAAATCACCTTTGATCCGTTTTTCCAGCAGCTGGACATCAACTTGGTTGTTGCCCTCCCCAAGCTTTTGGAGAACATTGCCTGGCGGGATTGCAGACAGGACACCCATCAGTCGTACAGCTTGGCGATCTTGGCGGCAGTGTTGATGCAGCCCAATACAGCTTGAAGGTTGGACTGTTCCATTCCTTTTTTATGCACGACGTTTAACTGTGACAAAAGTATTGCGGCAAAAGCTTGGCGGTCCAAGTTGAAATCTTCCTCAAGGCGCTTTGTGGCGAGGGCAATGTATTCATCGCTTTGCCTTTGCTTGAGCCCCCATTCACTTGCGGCGTATTGCAAAAGATCTGAACGTGTCGCCCCATTGGCCATCATCCGGGCAAACCTTGCTGTCCGGAACTCTTTTTCCGCTTTTGTGCAGCGAGGATTCTTATCCATGGTTTCAGCCTAATGATGCAAACGAGTCCAGGGCGTACCAGACGTGTGAGTTGCGATAGCCGCCTTGATGCGTAGGAACTATTGGCGTGACGCCATGACAGTTCCGCCATGCTGGATAGACAAGCATCGAGCCATCCGTTTGGTCAAAGGTGGCGTCGTAGTCGGGCACATGCAAGTTCCCGCCAGTGCTGTTCCGCCGCTTGGTGATGATGATATTGATGGCGCCTCTGACGTTGGCGTGATCTTGGTGGATTGGTGCTGCGATGTTGCAGTTGCTGATTGTGCTGCTGAAGTGCTTTGCGAAACGCCACTTCTCAGGCACACGGGCTTGGACCTTGCTGCTGTGCAGCTGGGTGACATCAGGAGCCAGCTCTTGGATCAGCTGATAGGCGGTGATGCCTGCTTTGTGCATGGCTTTGACAAAAGTGCCAGCGGTTTTGCTTCCGTGGACAGAAGACCGTGTCGCGTAGGCCCTACGCATGTGCGGCTTGGGTGGCACGCTGCCAAGGATGGCTGAGTACTGAGAGATGACCAGATAACGCTTCTTGCCGTTTGGGCCTGGGGGCAATGGACGCTTTCGGTCCATCATCGTTTTGGGCACCCTGGGCGAGTTGACCTCATGGTCAGCAATGTTGACCAGATTGCGCAGATCATCAGGCAGTTGCTTGATGAACAAGCCGACTTGAGTGCCATCAGGGTCAGCAAGGATGCAGGACTCTGTGACGTTGGGCTGAATTGTTGGGCAGGTGTCGCCGATCTTGAGCTTGGGGGCCTTGGGCTGAAGCGTCAGCACTGGCAAGTTCATTTGACGATGCGGTTGAGGGATTTGGCGTATCCAGGTAGATCGAGCTTGCAGTCAACGCGATCTTTCTTCTTAATGAGCTTTGTCCAAGGTGCCCACTCAGCAGCAAGCCCAGCAGCTGCTTGATGGTCCCTTTGCTCTTGATACAAGGATTGCAAGCCACCTGCGTTGGTGCCGACACCAGGGCAGTTGAACCAGCTGCAGGTATCGAACATGATGCCGTCGCTGTGCTGAATGGACTGCATGCAAAAGTCCCGGTCCTCTTTGAGGTTCAGCCGCTTGCGGTACTGCCAAGTGATCTTGGGCACATACAGCAATGTGCAGACTTCAGCAGTCTTGCGATTGACGACGAATCGTTTTTTTGACGTGCTGTAAGACCAGGCGTACTGGCAGTAGTTGATTCCGTTGATGGGGAACTTGTATTCCTCGACCTTGCTGTGGAAATCAGTGAGGACTTGCGCTGTGCCCTTGATGGTCTTGCCTGCCTTGGCGGTGCCAAAACCGTTCACGTCATCGTCAACCATCCAGAACCACTTGATGCCCTGCTTACGTGCAGTGTCCAGCATGTGATTACGGACGAAGGCAATGCCTTGGTCATTGGCTGGCAAAACATGCAGCCCAGGGACTCCAGCCGCTTGGTAGGCGGCTTTGTCCTGCGGCTCAACAAAGTGCGTGACCTGATGACCTGCGGCTTGGAGAAGCTTGTAGGTGGATGTCTTGGCCCTGGCCTTGCTGGGGATGAAAACGTGCATCAGGCAGCCAAGGCTTCAATGAGCTTCATGCCGACATAGTCACCACGCTTGCGAGCGGCTTCCACAAGGGCCTTGGCCTCTTCATAGTCCTCAGGGCGAAACTCAATTTGGATGGCCTTCATGACACCATCAGCCAGTTCTGCTGTTGGGTCATCGTCCATGTCGTCCAAAGCAGACAGGTCGATGTCATCGCCAAAGGTGGGCAGGTCATCACCCCAGCCCAGCAAGGTCAGGTCGTAGCCAGCTTCACCAAGGGCTTGCAGCTCAGCCTGCAGGACATCGTCATCCCAAGTGCTGTTAAGTGCCAGCTGATTGTCAGCAATGACGTAAGCACGGCGCTGGTCAGCCGTGAGATGGCCAAGAGTGATGGTCGGCACTTGGGCTAAGCCCATCAGCTCAGCCGCCAACAATCGGCCATGGCCTGCAATCACATTGCAATCATCATCAATAAGGATTGGGTTGGTAAAACCAAACTCCTTGATTGATCGGACAAGACGATCAAGCTGTGCTTCTGAATGTTGCCGTGGATTGTTTTCGTATGGCTTGAGAACTTCAGTTTCACGCTGGACGATTTTGTCTGATGCGATTGTCACTGCCAGTTATCTGGATTCGCTTTCCAGAGTAGCCGTAGTTGACGAAGCTTCGGTTCAACTAGGTGATGTGAACTTACGGTTCCGCTGATGTTGCCGATCGTTATCTGAACACAACCGTCGTCGAGGTTGCGGATCTTGGCATTTGGCATAGGCATCTCTGAGGCGCTGCTCATAATCCAAGAAGGCTTGAAGGTTGTTCAGATGTTGCTGTGTCCGAAGGTGTTGGTCCATGTTTGAAGTCGGGGGATAGATCGCCACACACAGGCGCCCTGCCTTTCCCTGCTGCACCCAAGGTCTTGTATAGCTTTCAGCCTGATCGGGGGAAGAACAGGCGTCGGGCTCCCCGACTGGTGGTTAGTCGTATTCTTCCACGGTGTAGGTGAAGCCAGCGTCTTTAGCGTCTGCAACGAGCTGGTCACGTTCATGGCGTGTGTAGGCCCATTCAGTCCATTCCAGCTTGCCGTCAAGCTTGGCTTCAACGTAGTAGCGGGTTTGGGGTTCCATGGCTTGAAGCTTGAGAAGGTTGGCTGCTTCAAGCTCATCTTGGTGCTTTTGAAACGACTCAAACCAAAGGAGTCGCATGTTGTGGTGATCCATCAATCTTCAAATCCCATGTGATCTTCGGTGAAGTCATGAAGGACATCTGCCAAATGATCAGGCAGCTCTCCATAAACCTGCAGCTCTTTGACGTCTGCGGGGTTGGCAATCAGGGCCTCAGCCAACTGCTGCAGTGCCCTGATGGTGTCGTCGTGCATGGTGCTGTGTGTGGTGGGCTCTCGCCCTTGCATTGATTATGGCATGCCACCGTGTAGATGGCAAGCCATTGGCTGAAATCAATCCCAGCTGTTGTAGTACTGGGGCTTGCCGTCCCAGATGCGGAAGTACTTGATGCTGTCAGACACGTATTGCTTGCCCTCTGACAGTTGAATCCTCTTGCGGAAAACCTTGTCGTCAGATGCCTGCCAAGACGTGTCAGGAGTCGCCTTGCCTTCGCCACGGCCATCGTCACCAGTGACCACGCAATGGATAGGGCGAAGCCAAACACTTGCCTTCGTCATGCGATCAACGACGTAGTACTCAACCAACGTCATGTCGTAGCCGTAGCTGGAGCAAACGATTTGCCCAACTTCAAAACGATCGGTCTGCAGTGTTGCGGTGGTCATGTGTGGCCGTCTCCGGCTGAACTTGATTAGATTATGGCATGCCATTAAACAAATGGCAAGCCAAGTTGATCAGCAACTGGCGGCAAAGGACTATCACCCCATTGCTTGCCCATCGCTGCAGCCACTCCCAAGTAAGTACGACTGCGCTGTTTCCAGCGATCTGGGCTTGGCGGCATTTTGATTATGTTTTGCTCGCGGCCTTCAACGCAGTTGCTTGGCCTGAGCTTTGGAAGGTTTTTAAGCCACAAGCAAGTCGCCTTAGTTTCGCCGTGTCCATGCTCCCAAGGCTGGATGATTTGATTCGGCTTGCGAATCGCCGTGCTGATCATGCTTATGGGGTTCTCAATGCACCACCTGGGGATAGGTGAATCCATAAGCAAACGGACAAAGGCCAAGGCATCAGTAGTTAAGGCTGGATCACGCTTGCCTGAGTAGGTCGCCCACATGCCACTAATGGCCAAATAAGTACAAGGCGGATGGGCAACCATCAAATCCCAGCCGTCGTGCAGCAAATCCTCAACGGGGCCTTGATGGTGCCACTGCGGGTCTGCTTCGCACTCAAGCAAATCGCAAGACCAAGCATCGTGGCCATAGCTGCGGAAGGCATCACGCACCCTGCCGCTGTACTCACAAGCAACGAGAACACGCATCACCATTCATCGTCTTCTGCTGCTGGTGCAGCGAAGACGCTGCCCTTGTTTTCACGGATGTCCACACCCCAACGCTGATTGCTCATGGTCAGCATCTCGTTGCCCAGCTTGGCGATCACCATCCGGTTGGGATTGGACCCATCTCGCACAAGCCAGCCGTTCTTCCAAGAGTCGCCAATCAGCCGCTCCACATGCGTGCCAACAGGCACCGGCAATAAGACACCCTCAGGCACCCCTCCGCCGTCAGAGGGGGTCAAGTGTGTTTTATGTGTCAAATCCCTTTTTATATGTGCGCGCGAGGCATCAGATCCCAGTGCTGGAGGTATTTGACCCCTTTGACCCCCAAGGCCTTGCTCGTCAGCTGCTGATTCTTGAATTTGACACGTTTGACCCTTTTGACCCCTTGTTTTTTTGGATGGGTCATTGGGGGTGTCAAATACAGGGCGATACAAAGCAGCAGGCCGTCCAGCGGTGTCAGGAGGCAGCTCCCCGTCCTGCACGATCAACCCCTTGGTGACCAAAGCCTTCAACGTCCGGAGTGCTTTCTGCCTGCTGATGTTGCAGCAGCTGGCAATCTCAGCAGCCGTCGTGTGGACCTTGTTCTCCCACAGCTGGCAGCAATGGTCATAAGCAGACTCTTGGCGGCCCTGCAGCGTTTCCTCAACCTGGGCACGGGCTTCCGCTGCAATAGCATCGTCGCCATCGCCATGGCTGACCCAGCCGTCGTCAGTCAGCTCAACTACCAAGTTGGTGGCCTTGCTTCTGCCCATCGGTTTCACAGCAATCCGATGATCGGTTTGCATCTGGCCCTCAACAGGCACCTTCAACCAGTTGAGCAACACAGACCAGCTGACAGCGCCTGCAAGGCTGTTGCTCCCCCGGCTGGCTGTGATGGCATTGCCACCAGACACCGACTTATTGGTGTGGTGGATCAGGACAGTAGTACTGCCAGTGCCAGACAACACGACTTCAAGCTTCCGGGCTGGAATGTCGAAGTCACTGCTGGCTTCCTCAATCCCAAGCTGGCCAACGCAGGCGTGATACGTGTCTATCAGCACCAGTGAGCCGGGATATTTGGAAGCCATGGCAGCAATGGCTTCAAGGCCGTTGTCGTTGAGCTGCACCGCATCCTCAAGGCTCCAAAGGATGACCCCTTCCGCCAACTTGTGGAAACGTTCACCGTCTTGGTCGACGCCTTGGGTGCCCAAGCCTTCACGGTCAAACAGCACCCACCAGTCAGATACGTTCTGGTCAGTGCCAACGATGATCAGCTTATTGATCTGCCCGTGGACTGGGATGCCAAGGAAGTCGGGGTCACCACGCAGAGCAGCAGCAGCCATCGCCGTCATCAGGGCGGACTTGCCGACCTTGGGTGGTGCCACCACCAAGTTCTGGCGGCCACGCATGATGACGCCCTCCCACAGCCAAGGGACAGGTGAAACGTCAAGCTTCTGCCCGCCTTGCTTTGGCTCAGGGATGCCAACGTTGCGGCCAGTGGCCTGCGCCAAGTAGTGCGCCGCTTCTGATTTGCTAAGGGAGCAGCCAAGCTCTTCAGCTTGGTTCCGCAGCATCAGCAAGCGGTCAACAGAGTCAGTCGTTGCGCCAACGACTCTTACGGCGGCGCTTTTTAGCTGACTGACTTGATCCAAGCAGTCTTGAAGGCTCGGATCCGCGTTGTTGTCTTTGTTTGAGGCGTCGTGTGTAGAACCCATCTTTGGCCTTGGAAGGCGAGAACCATGTGCGTTGTCCGTAAACACCCAGCCGCTCAAGCTCTTGGAAGGCTGCAAGCTCGTCGCTGGTTTCCTCGGGATGCTGGGCATCCCAAGCATCTAAAGCTTGGTCGGACCGTTTGCGCTGCAGGTCTGTGTAAAAACCCTTTGCCGCCAAGTCTTCATCAAACTCGTTAGGCAGTGACCACGGTTGCCACTGCAGAAGCACCCATGCCAAGTGCTCCTTGTCGTAGTCAATCACGAGC